AAAGGCCAAGAAGAACTAGTTGCTGAAATGATGAGGATCGAACGCGATTGGGAAAACGGCATTGAAAAAGAGGTAAACAAAGCTGGCCTTATACTGACAACCAGCATCAAAAAGCGATACCAAGCGATTGAAAGTCGGGGCGTTTCATACGTGCGCGGCGGTGAAACTGCATATAGATCAAAGCCCGGAAACCCGCCAAACACAGACGAAGGCACACTTGTAAAAAGTGTCACGTTCAAGCGCACAGGCGCGGCATCTGTTGAGGTGTTTACGCTCATTCCTTATGGCGCAATGCTGGAATGGGGTACTCATAAGATGGCTGCGCGTCCTTTGTGGCGTCCAGAGGCCGAAAAGATGCAAAAGATGTTCAATGGTGCCATCAAGGCTGTCATTGAAAAGGGCGCAAGAAAGGCAAACCGATGAATGAAGCAGCATTGCAGCAAGGCATCTATACCGCACTGACCGGCAACGCGGCGCTGATGGCGCTGATTACCGGCGTCTATGCTGATGTGCAGCAGCCAAACCTGCCTGAAAATGATGCGGATTTTCCCTATGTCACCATTGGCAATGATGTTTTCACGGCGTGGGATACTAATACCGACTTCGGCGCAAGCGCGAGTTGCCAGATTGATGTCTGGTCACGCCAAAACAATTTCATGGAAGCCAAGGCAATCGGGTCAGCAATCAACAACGCGCTGCACTATCAGCCTTTGACCATCACAGGATCGCACCACGTACAGACGCGCGTTGAAAGCGCAACCTACACACCAGATCCAGACGGACACACCAAGCGCGGCATGTTGTTAGTGCGTGTTCTTTTTGATGAAGCGTGATATAAGACACGCAATCGCCAGTTAAGGAGAATGACCAATGGCAAAACTAACAGGCCGTTTGTGCCTCATTAAAAAAGCAACAACCACTATTGCTGGCGGGCGAACTGTCGGCATGACAGTCAACGGCTCACCGATTGATGTGCAAGATCAGACTGACGAGGGTTTCGTCACGATGCTTGCGGGCATCCTCACAGGCCGGTCAATTGAACTGACGATTGACGGCTATGAAGAAGATAATGTGCTGCGTGATATTGCGACAGACACAACCGCAACATCCAGCTTTATGACTGACATCACGTTTGAGTTTCCCAACGGTGATGCGTTGAGCGGGTCTTGGGTTCTGTCTGCATATTCAGAAACAGGCGCTTATGAGGATGCCCAGACGTTCACGGCGTCATTCACAAGCGATGGTCAGTGGACATTCACGGGGGCTGTCTAAATGCACGGATTTGAAGATGTGACTTTGGGCTGGGCTGGTAAGGAATACACCATCCCGGCATCGCAGCAACTCATGCTGATTGCCAAACTTGAGGACGTTCTGGGTGGTGCTTCTGGTCGGCAGGCGGTTGAGGTGCTTACGCAGGCGTCAGGGCCATCCTATGCCGTGCTTTCAATGGCCTATGGCACTGCACTGCGTCACGCGGGCGCGCGCGTCACTGATGATGAAATCTATCTTGGCATCATTGAAGGCTTCACATCCGGGCAGGCGGACATGGCAGAAGTTGTGCAGTCTGCAATCCTTGGCATGCTGGCAATCATTGCGCCGCCATTGGCGCGGATGTTGCGCGCTGACGATGATGACGTGGAGCCTTTGAAGCCGCTAAAAAAGAAAAAGGCGGCGGCTTAGTCAAAACGCTGCATGACATGGTGGTGGCTAACGATTGGGTCAGCCCTGCCGAGTTCTGGACATTGGCACCGGGTCAGCTTTGGTGGCTGATCGACGCCAAGACGCCAGAACACGCGCGCAATCGCGGGCCTGAGTTGATGGAGGTTCGCAAGCTGGTGCGTGCCGCCAAGGCGAAAGAAAAAGAGGCGGCGTGATATGAGCATGGACCTAACGGTAAAGATCGGCGCTGATACCAAAGGATTCTCCAAGGGCATGAAAGATGTTCGTGGGGAAGTCAGCACAACATCTGACAAAATGCGCAGGGCCGGTCTGGCTGCTGCTAAATACGGCACGCGGCTGGCAGTTGCTGCGGCTGCGGCTGGTGCGGCTTTTGTTGCTGCAACACGCAGTGCAGCATCGGCAGCTAAAGAGATTGACAACCTTGCGCGGCTGTCTGGCATTGGCACAACGCAATTTCAAAAACTTGCGGCGGCTGGTGCGACGGTCAACTTTTCACAGGAAAAGATGGCTGACATCTTCAAGGATGTGAACGACAAGTTCGGTGATTTTATGGCAACGGGCGCGGGTCCGCTTGCTGATTTCTTTGAGAATGTTGCGCCACTTGTTGGCGTGACTGCTGATCAATTCGCAAGGCTTTCCGGTCCAGAGGCTTTGCAGCTTTACGTTTCATCACTGGAAAAGGCTGGCGCGTCTCAGCAGCAAATGACCTTCTACATGGAAGCCCTTGCAAGTGACGCAACGGCTCTTGTGCCGCTGTTGAGAAACAACGGGCGCGAAATGAAGCAGTTTGGCGATGAGGCGCAGCAGTCTGGCAGGGTCATTGACAAGGACTTGATTGCGGCAGGGGTTCGTCTTGACCGCAAGTTCAATGAAATTGGCAGAACGATCAAAACCAAAGTGAACGCTGCTCTGCTTGAGAATGCAGACAAGATTGGTGATTTAGTTGACGATTACTTGCCGGGGTTGCTGCTTGGCCTTGAGGGTATACTTGGCATTGCTGGCAAAGTTGCCGGTGGATTAGCGACCATCGCCTCCGAAATTGGGGCTATAGTGACAGCCATTGGCAACATGGCTGGTGCTGTTGCTGACTTTTATAATGGCATGCTTGAAAAAGCCAAGAAAATGGGCATCACGTTGCCTCAGCTTATTGGTACTGCTGCGGGGCAATTGCCGGGTGTTACGCCACTATCTGGGCCTATTGGCTTGTTGGGGAATATTCCGCGCATACCACAGTCAGAAAGGGATGCGGCGGCGGATGCGATGGGCAAAGAGACGCCATCAATGCGTGCAAAAAGGATCAATGCAGAGGCGGCAGCTTTCGTAAGAACCAGCGGCAACACAGGGCAGATATTGCCAACAGTAAACAATAGTGGTGCAGAAGTGCAAGCAGCCATTGATAATTTGAGAAAGTCTGTTGATGCAATACTCGAACCAAAAAAAGAAGCTGTAGAACAATTCGTACCTAGAAAAGTCTCGAGTACAGCAGGCGCTCCACCATCTGTTTTAAATCCGCCACCAACCCCATCACTCATTCCAACCACAAAAACAAAAGATCCAACAAAAACCGGCGGTGGCGGTGGGGCTGGCAGAGACATTGCTGACGATCTGCAATATTTCCGTGAAGGGTTAATGACGCAGGCCGAAGAACTTGAGTTGTGGCGTGAAGAACAGCTTGAGGCGCTGCGTGAGTTCCGCGATGCCAAGCTGGTCACAGAACAAGAGTTCAACGAAGCTGAAAAGCGCATTGAACAAATGCACGCCGAAGAAAAGGCGCAGATCGACGCGGACGCAAAAGAGGCCAAGCTGGCTAATACCCGCGAAATGTTGGACGGTCTGGCAAGCCTAATGAGCAGCGGCAATAAAAAGCTGCACAAGGTTGGGCAGGCGGCAGCACTCGCCAAGGCTATTCTTGAGGGATATAGCGCCGCATCGTCAGCTTGGGAAAAGGGCATGGCATCCGGCGGTCCTGCTGTTGCGGCTGCATATACCGCAGCATCATTGGCGAAAACGGCTTCGCTGATTTCAAGCATCAAATCGTCAGGGTCAAGCGCAAGCGGTGGTGTGAGCGCGGGCGGTACAGCCGAGGCGGGCGGCGCTGCTGCGGCACCTGCTGCGCGGCAGGTTGACATCAATATTGCGGGCGGCGGTGAGTTTATCCCGCGCTCTGCGGTGCTGCGTCTCATGGAAGAAATCAACAGCGCCAGCGACGAAAACGGCGTGATGATCAGGGTGGTGTAAATGACAGTCATTATTGAAAGCGGATATGTTGGAGATTATCCACTCACGCACGCGCGCATCGCGCATTCCAACAACTGGATAACAGGCACGGCATCAGCATCCACACCGGCGACCGGGTTCTTTACAGACGGGCCAAACAATTCTCTGACCTATGAGCGGTGGAAGCCATCAAGCGGGATTGGCGGTGTTTGGCAGTTAGACGCAGGATCAAACGTGACCGTTGATTATTGCTGCATTGGTGCACACACGCTTGGCACAGGCATGCAGGTGCGTGCGCAAGCCCTGATCGGCGGCATCTGGACAGACATGACGCCAGCGTCAACCATTACAAACAACAGCCCGATTTTTATGATCTTCAACAAGCGCACGGCGTCTGAGTTTCGTATCAACATCAGTGGCGGGTCGCCTGAAATTGGGGTGGTGAAATTTGGTGAGGCGCTACAAATGCAGCGGCCTTTCTATGCTGGATATGCGCCAAGCCGCACCAACCGGCAGACAGTGGTGCGTGGCAATCTTAGTGAGGGCGGGCAGTTTCTTGGCCGCACAAAAGTGCGCAACGTGACCGATGCAAGCTATGCTTGGAATTATCTGACAGCCGATTGGTGTGATGCAAACCTGCCTGATCTGATCATGGGTGTAGAAACAGAACCATATTTCTTGGCATGGCGTCCAAGTGATGATGATGGTTATGGCGTGGATTTTGCATGGACGCTCGGGCCACCAAGCCAGCCGCCAATCAATAACGGCGTGACAAATCACCGGGCATTTGGCTTCGGTGGAAAGGCGTTTGGCTATGAGTGAAACAACAGTTGGCCGTGAACCAATCCAAATCGTCAAGCTGGTCTTGCCGCGATGCACAAACGTGGCAGGCACATCGCCATGCACAGCAACAGAGACAGGAAACGCCAAGTGCTTTAACACGCGCTCGACGTGCAACGATCCTGACAACTATCGGTCACGCCCGGATGCGGGAATTGCCTATGATTTCGCGCGCCCGCAAGGCGGCGTCATTGCCAGCGATGATTTGACCAGAACAGCAAACGTGTTCGGCGTGTTCAAAGTGTCGTTTCCGTTGACACCTGACGGGATTGTCTGGGAGCAAGGCAGCGATGCCAACGGCGTGTTTGTCGGGTGCCACAGTGACACATGGTTTGAGGTGCGCGCGGGCTTTGGTGGGGCATCACCAACCAGCCAGACGGTGCAGGTCCGCACGCCCATTGCCAACGTGGCAGGCAAGACGCTTTTCATTTACGTTTTTATTGACCACGGGGCGCGTCAACTGCGCGTCTGGGGGTATGATCCGGTTGAGAACGAATATGCGTTCAGCGGCGATGACACGGCGTCTAGCTGGCCTTCTGGCGGATGGAGTGGATCCGATCCCGGCGCGATTGGCCGGTTGAATGGATTTGGCACGTTTGGCACGACAAACAACAGCTTCAATGGGCGCATCATTGAAGCGCGGTTTGCCCAGACGGGCTTCAGCCTGCCTGACATGAACGCGCTGGATTACAAAACAGAACTGTATTTTTCGCGCAAGCAGGATCAGCGGCCATCTGACAGCCTGTATATTCTGCCTTTCGTGCGGTCAATTTCCACTGTCGGCAGCAAGATCAATCTGGCAGGCACAAGCAAGAACTATGAGCCGCTTGGCAAGACAGCCACGATGACGATTGATTTAGAAGACCCGCCCCACACAGATCGCGGCGTTGATCCGTACCTTGCAGATCGCACCTATGACCCGCTGACGCGCTCGACGTTCTGGCGCAAGTTCCTGACCCGGCAGAAGTTCGGCAAGCTGCATGCGCGCGTGGTGCTATATGACGGCTATGCGGGGCAGGCATTATCTGTGATGAAACGCCGCGAATATGTGGTGAATGACATCTCATTTCAGGGTGACACCAACGTGCGCATTCAGTGCCGGGATGTTTTGAGCCTGTCCAATATCGACAAGGCGCAGTTGCCGGTGGCATCGCCTGGGCAGTTGCGTGGCGCGCTCACAACAACGGCAACGGTGGTTGACGCTATCGGGGCCACGCGCGCAGATTACGAGTTGAGCGGCATTATCAAGATCAACAACGAGTTGATTGAATACGAAGGTTTGACAGACAACGCCACTGGGGACGGTATTTTGTTCACCGGGCTGACGCGCGGGTCAGGCAACACCGAGGCCGCAGAGCACGGCATCGAGGACGGTGTGCAGGCTTGCGAGGTGTTTGAAAGCGCAAGCGTTGAAGAAACTCTTTGGAAGCTGTGCGCGGCTGCTGACATTGATTACCAGATGATTGATTTCGACAACTGGACAGCCAACGAATACTTCAACGGCTATGCGTTAAGCACGATCCTGACAGAACCGGCGGCTGTAAAGCGGCTGCTTGGCGAGGTGTGCGAAAGCGCGGGCGTTTATCTGTTTTTCAATGAGCGTGAGCAATCTATTCAGTTGCGTGGTGCGCTGGGCATTGATGCTGCGAACACAACGATCAGCACATACAGCGATGAGTTTCATATCATTGAAGGTTCGTTCAATCTCAAGGAGAGGCCGAATGAATACATCTCGCAATACTGGCTGCACTATAGCCAGCGCGACACCACCAAGCAGTTGACGGACAAGTCAAACTATCGGTTCACCTACGTCAAAGCCAACGTGGATGTTGAAGGGCCAAACAAATACGGGCGGCGCTCAATCCGTGAGATATATTCCCGGTGGATACAGGATGAAGCTGTTGCCAAGTCAAGCGCGGGGCGGCAATCCAATCTGCGCAAGGAGGTGCCAACCGAAGTTGTGTTTGCAATGGACGCCAAGGATCGGGATTTGTGGGTTGGCGATGTTTGCCAGCTTGATCATGCTGACATCGTTGATGCAAACGGGATGCGCGATACAACTCGGCGCTGGTTGATTATTGAGGCTGAGGAATACATGACAGGCGAAAGCGTGCGCTATAAGGCCGAGGACATTACGCCAGCCGGGTTCTTGTTTTTCATTCAGCCAGCGGGCGCAGCTAATTACAGTGGTTCCAACCCAGATTATTTGCTATACGTTGCTCCAACAGGCACGACGGACGACAGTAGGGGCGTTATTCAGTGACAACATACACCAGTATTGCAAACAACGAAATTGATGCGGACAGCCCTACAACAGACACGCTATTCACGCGCCTGCGTGATAATCCTATCGCCATTGCAGAAGGTTCAAGCGGTGCGCCACAGATCAAAACCAAATCAGACGTTGGTGCATTCGGCGCATCACCTGCTGACTTTAATGACCTTGGCGCGTTTGGCGGGGTGTGGTTTACAATTTATGGATACGACACGGGCGGCGGTGCTGGGCCGTTCAATATCAGCATCGCCGGATCAACAGACAACGGAACATCGCACCTGACTGCGGTTAATATGGTCTCAACCGGCGCGGCTCAGAATGTCTCAATTACCGGTTACTATGATTTTGCAACGGGTGCTGTCACGGGCGCTTCTTTGGAAAGCGTAACCTTGCCGCGCGTCAATTCTTTCAGTCTGACGATGGCCGGGTCATCCAGTGCGGTGAACGGCATTCGGTTCACATCTGATAGCAACGTGGGATGCGTTGTTATGATCAACCCAAACGGGGGCGAGCAGACATGAGTTTGATTGATGACAACAACCGGTTGCGCGTGGAGATTGGCGCATTGCAAAAAGAACTGGATCAGCGCCGCGCTTCTGATTTCCGGGCTGCTTATTCTTCTGCAAAGTATGTTGAGTTGAAGCAGCGCGTGCGTGAACTTGAAGCGCAGCTTTTGAACATCCGGCGCAATGAAAACGTCAGTGTTTTGAAAGAAAAGCTGCGAGGCGCACGCGACCGAATTGGAACGCTAAAGCTGCGCGTCAGCAGGATCGAAGTTTTGCGCGACAAACTGGAAAAAGAAAGGGCTGCAAATGGCCGTTAATTTTGGCATCGGGTTCTGTTTGAACATTGGCTTTCGCCCGCAAAGCGTTCGCATCCAAGCTGTTGAAATGCGCAGCGTGACCGTTACCGCAATTTATAATCGGGTGTTTGTATGACCTGCATAGCAACGGCTGAAATTTGCATCCCACAACATGACGCCAAAGATATTTACATCGACGTGGTTGATGAAAACGGGCTGGCAGTGGACATCAGCACGGCGTCTGAAATCACGTTTATAGTGGCAACGGATGTTGAGGCTGTTTCGATATTGGTGACAAAGACGTTGACCGGCGGCGGGCTGTCATTGCAGACCAGTTCGCAAATCAAGGTGCCGTTTGCAAGTGCCGACACTGGGCTGGCTGCTGGTGTATATTATCACGAAACGCGCGTGGTGAATGTGGCGTCTGATCCTGCAACGGTATTGAGCGGCGCATTTGAAATTCAAGACACACGGATCGGAGACCCATAATGGCCGTTTTTCCTTGGCAATCGACAGTGCAAGATCAGGACGGCAACGCCATTGCATCTGCGCAATTGACTATTCGTGATGGCGGGCCATCAGGTGCGGTTTCCACGATCTTTTCAGACAGCGCGGAGACGCCTCTGGCCAATCCATTCAATGCCACAAGCGATGGCTTTGCGCAGTTCTGGGCGGCGTCTGGCACTTACTACATTGAAGCTGAAAGCGGCGGCCAGACAACCGATGGCTGGTATGTGGTCCTCAGTGGAGCGGCTGCGGGTATCCCTATTGAGTTGACGGCGACTGTCGCGGCTGGCGAGGCGGTGTCGATGGACGGCGCTCTGGTCTCCGAGGCCACGGCGGCGGAATACCTCGGATTGGCACAGGCGGCAGGCGTAGCGACTGACACGCTCAACGTCCAATCGACGGGCAACTTTACGCTCGGGACGTGGGCGTGGACGCCGGATGAATACGTGTACATAACCAACGCGGGCGCTCTTACTCAGACGCCACCAACAGGCACGCACCGCCGGATCGGCATTGCCACGACAGCCACCGTGATCGCCCTATCGGCGGGGCCAGTCGTCGTCGAGACGGGCGGGGCGGGATCGGAGAACGCCATCCCAGCCTTGGACGACGCGGGCCTGCTTGATTACACGATGATTGAAAAGGCGGCAACGGGCGGGGCTGGCGCGGAAAACCTGTTGGTTCAGGCGGACGCGGGCGGCGAGATTGACATCTCGTTCCTCGGGGCGGTCGTGGATACATCCCGACAGTTTACGGCGTCTGGGGCGTTGACAGCGGGTAATGCGGTGGCGCTTTCGGCAGTAACCGGCGGCGTTGTGGAGGCCGTTGGACAAGCGGCATCAACCATTGAAATTAGCAGTGAGTATGACCCGGCAACCGATTTCGGGCTTACGCAGCAAAACGATCAGAGCATCGCTTACAGTGAGACTAGTGGCACTTTCTGCCTCGTCTGCACAAGTGCAAATTCAGCGGGGCCTGGAACGTTGTCTCTCATCGCTATGATCGGGACATATTCGGCAGAGACTGACACTTGGACATTCGGCACGGCGACAACCCTTTACGACACCGGCGGAACGACCTTTGTTCGCGGCGTAAGTCTGGCGTGGGACGCTCTAAGCGATGATTGGATTTGTGTTTTCTCGCGCGACACGACGACAGTTTCCGCAGTGGCCATTCAAGACACCGGAAGTTTAACGGCTGCAATTGTTGGCTCTGTTGTCACTATGCGGACAGGCACAGACGCATCTTCAGACGTTTGCGTTGCGATGCATCCGTCAGACGGTACAGGCTTTGCAGCTTGTTCTGATACCGGCATTCGAGCATACCCATTCAGCTATAATGGATCAGCAATTACCTTCGGTACAGATTTTGACATCGATGCAAGCGAAGGCAAGGCGCCTTGCGCTCAATACGCGACGACCGAGGGAAAATATCTTGTCGTGTATTCGGAAGACGCGACAAATAGAGTTGTTGGGAGAATGGTCACATCAAACGGAACGTCAATTACTGCGGCATCAACCGTTGTGCAATTGGTGAATTTAGATAGCACTAGAAACTCTGTGACGATTGACCAAACGTCAGAGAAATTTATGGTTACAACAAGTCCGGGGAGCGTAGGCCGAGCAATACTTGGTCAAATTGCGTCTGGTGCTGTTTCTGTTTTAGACAATGCATTTGCCGTTGCTGGAACTGCTGGAGAATTAACTCGAATTCAGCAGTGCTGGTATGATGATGTAAACGACGTTTGGTGGCTGGCTGGTTCAACAGCGGATGCTGGTGATCCGGTTGCGTTTACGCCGCTCACAATTCCAGCGGATGTTGTCACTGCTGGAACGACAGTGGTCGGAGCATCTGATGGGGGGAGCTCCAGCAATGCCGATGGGGCTAATCAACTGGCAATGCTAGGCGCGTCCGAGCGGCTGATATTCTTCGCAAACGGAACGACGATTGATGACGAAGTGCCTCTAATCGCATTGTCTCCGGGAACGGCTACAACGAACGCAGCCAACTTCATCGGCTTTGCCCAAGCCAGTGTTGCGGATACTGAAACCGTCGAAGTGGCTTTGCTTGGTGATGTTAATGCAAACCAAACAGGGCTGACGTTCAATAACGATTACTACATCACCAACGCGGGCGCACTGCAAACTGGAGTGACTGGGTTTGGTAAGGTCGGACGAGCCTTGAGCGCGACCGAAATACTTGTCACCAAGAACACATGGAGCGCGTAAAATGGCCACGGTATTCAACGCGACGATCCAAGACCAGTTTGGGAACGCAATCAGCGGCGCGTCCGTCACGGTCCGCGTTGACGATGCGGGCGGCGCTCTGGCTACGCTCTATAGCGACGAGGAGGGCTTGGTCCCTCTGGCCAACCCTTTCACCTCCGAAGCGGACGGCTTGGCGCAGTTCTGGGCCGACGCGGGGACGTATTACATCGAGGCGGTCTCCGGCGGGGAAACGTCAGACGGTTGGACCATTGAACTAGGTGCTGATCCGGGCCGGGTTTCAATCACGCTAACTGCTGCGGCTGCGATTGGTGAAGCAGTCACGTTTGATGGTGCGCTGGTAACGCTGGCAACGATTGACGAAGTGGCGGGCATTGCAGAATTGGCGGGCGGGATCGGTGACAATGTTCCTGTGGTGAATAAAGGCAATCTGACTGTTGGCACTTGGGCATGGACGCCGGATGAGTTTGTTTATCTGGATGCCGCCGGGGCATTGAC